CAGAAACAACGCCCCGACATCCTGTTCGTTGACGGCGTCTACTTGATGGATGATGAAAACAAAGAACCTAAGGGCAGTTCTCAGGCTCTTACTAACATCACTCGCTCCTTAAAGCGCATGGCACAAACTCTAAACATTCCAATTATTGGCACAACACAGGTGTTGTCATGGAAGTTGGGCAATAAAAAGTCTCGACAGGTGACCGCCGACGCCATCGGCTACTCGTCATCATTTGTGCAAGACTCCGATGTGGTGCTGGGCGTAGAGTCCGACCCAGACATTGACAACCAATCAATCATTCGTGTGCTTTTGGCCCGAGCAGCCCCCAAAGGTGAAGTCCGTATCAAATGGGACTGGAAGAACATGGACTTTAAAGAAGTGGATGAGGAAGAGAATGACAGCGACACAGACAACTGGTACTACTGATCTCGCTAACGCCCTGATCGAACTGGGCGTAGAAGTAACACGTAGCAACGGTCGAGAGATTATTGGTAAGTGCCCAGTGCACGTGTACCGTGTTGGTAAAGCAGACAACTCCCCATCGTGGTCTATGAACTCTGAAAATGGTTTATGGATCTGTTTCTCGTGCGGTGCCAAGGGCACACTCGGTTCTTTGATTGCAGAGATCACAGGCAATTTTGAAGACACGATGGCGGCACATCGACTCATGATGGATGTCGGTCTTCGTCAGATGAACCGTGGCGGTTACGTCGAAGAAGTTCCTGACGTTGACTGGATCTCCTACAGCAAGTTTTCTTCTGTTCCTGACAAGGTTGCCCGTCGACGAAACCTCGATCCGCAGGCACTACGCATGTACGGAGTGAAGTGGCACGACGAGAAAAAAGCATGGATCATCCCCACGGTGTCACCAGCGGGCGACCTTTTGGGTTGGCAGGAAAAAGGTGCCGATTGGTATCGCAATCAGCCAAAGGGTGTGAAGAAGTCTGGCACTCTGTTTGGTATTGAGCGTTCTCACTCCCGCACCATAGTGCTTGTCGAATCCCCTCTCGACGTTGTGCGCATGGCGTCTTGCTTGTCAGGCATTCAAGCGCTCGCTGCTTTTGGTGCCCATGTAAGCGCTGAGCAGATGCGTTTGCTTGCAGACGTAGCCGACAAGGTCATCGTCGCAATGGATAACGATGAAGCAGGAATCAAGTCAGGTAAGCGATTGATGAAAGAGATGCCCCTTCTCCGTGGTGGACTTTTCTGGCTTGACTACAGACACGCCCCAGATGCCAAAGACATTGGTGAAATGACAGACGAACAGATCTATAACTGCGTTGTCAATGCCTCTATCCTGCCGTGGTGGGCTGATGGCTTTTAAAGGCACCCTCTACCCGTTCCAAGAGGAAGCGAAAGAACGCATGGTTGATCGTGGGCAGATGCTTCTCGCCATGGTGATGGGTGCAGGTAAGACTCCAACAACATTGGCGGCGGTGGAATCTTTACTGGACGAGGGCTTGGCTGACAGAGTGCTTGTGGTCGTGCCAAGCAGTTTGAAGTTCCAGTGGATGCGTGAAATTCAGAAGTTTACGACGTCACGGTTGGTCATCATTGATGGCACCCCTAAGCAACGTCCCAATCTGTGGCGCAGTGCCATTCATTGCCAATACACCATCGTAAACCCAGAATTGCTAATTAAAGATGAAAAGTATTTCTCTTCTTTGAGGTATGACGTTTTCGTTATTGACGAAGCCACCATCATCAAGTCCCCGTCTGCAAAACGCTCTCGCCTCATTAAGCGCCTAGGTAAGCGCTCCCCGTACCGCTTTGCATTGACGGGGCAACCAATTGAGAACCGACCAGAAGAGTTGTTTTCTATTATGCAGTTTGTAGACTCTAGCGTTTTAGGCAAGTTTGATATATTTGACCGCACATTTATTGTGCGGGACCACTTTGGTAAGCCGCAGCACTACAGAAACCTCAAACAATTAAATACAACAATGGCTGACTCAATGGTGCGCAAAACTCGTGCTGACATTCAAGATCAACTGCCACAAGTCATTACCCAAGTAGTGCCTGTTCCTTTTGACTACGCAGGTGCCACTGCTTACCGAGCCATCGCTAAAGATCTTCTGCAACAAGTTCAACAAGCCATTTCCCAAAGTGGGCGTGGTTTTGATTTGTGGGCGCACTACAACAGCAAAAAAGACGGGGAAGCCAAAGGCCAGATCATGGCCCGCCTCACTATCCTCAGGATGCTGTGTGACAACGCTGACCTTGTGCGCAACTCCGCTCGCCTCTATTTAGATTCTGCATCAAACGAAGGTAGTGCTTACGCAGAATCTATCATGTCTCTTGGGCTCTTGCCATCATCCGCAGGTGCCCCTAAACTTGATGCCGTTCTGGAATACATTAAAGGAGTACTGGATGAAGATCCCACTAACAAATTGGTTCTATTTTCGTTCTTTAAAAAGAATCTACGGCTTATCCAGGAAGCAACTAAAGGTTTTACGGAGAGCGTACTCTTTATGGGAGGTATGCCAGCAGACGAACGTGATCGTGCTAAACAACGATTCTCCAACGAGCAAGGTGTACGCCTCTTTCTATCTTCCGACGCAGGAGGGTACGGAGTCGATCTCCCGCAGGCAAACTATCTCATTTCGTATGACCTTCCATGGTCAGCAGGGAAGTTGGACCAAAGAGAAGCCAGAATTATCCGTCTTTCATCCGTTCACCCGCACGTCACAATCACATCTTTTGTGATGAAGGGGTCAATTGAAGAACGGCAATATGAAATGCTTCAACAAAAACGTAAAATCAATGAAGCCTTTATTGATAAGGGTTATGACACTCAAGGAAACTTCCAATTGACTTTGGGTTCCCTTTCCGATTTCCTCAGCAAATCAGAGGTTTAGAATGCACAGCGATGCCGAAGACGAATTCTTTAACAACGAAGAGAGTGGGATAATCGACCACGATGACATTCCCGATCTTCTGCACAAATGGCTAGAGCACGAGAGTGAAGACTTAAACGCTCGTTTGATTAACGAGGAGTTGGATAAAACGATTTACGACGTGCTGGCTTTTCACGAAGCCATGTTCCTTGTGTTATATCTGTGTGACATGTACAACATCGACGCAAAGTTGACGTTTGGAGACGGTGAGAGTATCACCCTTATTAGTGGAGAGGACGGAGCCGAATGCGAGTAGTCAAGCGCCAAGAATCCGATAACGACTTAACAAGTCCTGAAAAGGATGACGACAAATACATTGAACGCCTTGTTGAGGAGTTCAAGCGCAGCAAAGAGTTTGTGGAGAAAGAAGGCAAGCGCCTTGACTCCATGAAAAAGGAATTGTCTGACTACGTCGACAAGAAAGGCTCTGAAGATCACAATGGTCATCGTTGGCTGAAGATCGGCCCATTTGAAATCAAACGTGAACGTCGTGTGTCTCGTTCATTTAACAGCGTCAAGGCCAAAGAGTGGGCAGAAGAGAATGGCTTCATTGACCAAGTGACAGAGACTGTGGTTGTTCTTAGCGAGGAAAAGATGTTGGCGTTGGCGTGGGACAACAAAGATCTCTCCCCAATCATACAAGCATTCTACGAAGAAAAAGAAACGTGGGCATTCAAGGCATGAAAGACCCGTTGGATCTTTTCAACGATCTTCCCGATTTCCCTGGTGGGCGTGCGCCTAAAAACCGCCCTAACCAAAAACAGACCTACATCGAAATGGAGGACAGGCACAACGGCGCAAAGGGCAAGGAATATGTTATCAATGGTGAGAAGAAGATCTTCTTTACTGTTGGTGGTCTTGCCAAAGTGTTGCGTCGGAAACCAGGAACCCTTAGGATGTGGGAGCAACGTGGGTGGATTCCCGTCCCCCGCTACCGCACCCCCGTTCCCCGAGGGGAACATTTTACAGGAAAACCATCAAAGGGCCGTAGGCTTTACAGCCTCGATCAGGTAGAGTTCCTGCTATCCGCAATTGAGAAGTTTGGATTGCATGATCCACATGCAACAACCAACCAACTCAAGTGGAGAGAATTCACCGAATATATCAAAGCAAACTACCCACTATAAGAAGGAAGAACGACAATGACGTTTGACGATTTTGAAGACGACGAGCAGGAGTTTGAGACTCCGAAAAAAACACGGCGCCCCGTCCAACTGTTGGACGACGACGACGACGAAGAACAGACAGTCCAGCGCAAAAAGCGCCCCGCACCCACCGTCGAAAATGACGATGACGACACTCCACCCCAGAAGGTGCGCAAGGTTGTCCGCTCAGGTTGGGGTGGTGTTGAGCAGATCAAATACGCCGAGTCGGATTACGCATCTCGACTCAAGGTGACTGACGACCCGCAGATCATCAAGTTCCTTGATGACGCTCCGTTTGCATCGTGGCGCCAGCATTGGATCGAGCGTTCTGGACAGAAGTCATTTACCTGCCTTGGTGAAGACTGCCCGCTCTGCGCCGCTGGTAGCAAGGCCGCTGCCCGCTTTGCATTTAACGTGGCTTTGCTATCGGGTGATGAAGAGCCGACTCTCAAGTCGTTTGAGATTGGTTCCCGTGTCATCGACCAGTTGGCGAATTTCCACAAGTCGGAGCGCACTGGCCCCCTCAGCAAGCACTACTGGGCCGTGTCCCGCACAGGCAAGGGTGCCACGACTGTCACCAACCTTCAGATGGTGAAGGCCACCGACCTTGAGGACTGGGGCATCAACCCACTCAGCAAGGACGACTTGGCGGCACTCATTGCCGAGAAGTACACCGACGAGATCATTCCAATTCCCAAGCGCAAGGATCTCGTCCGCATTGCTGAAGAAGAACTCGACGCCTAAGCCGTGTCGACACAAACGACGCATAACGTGTCGACACAAACGACGCATGACACGGGGCGCCCTGCGCCCCGTGCTGTGTCTTCCGTAGAAAAACTGGTTGTGTCTTCCGTAGAAAAACTGCGAGAAGCCGTCAAAGTCATTCAGAGCGTCGGCGCCTTTTCCTTTGACGTAGAGACCCGAGGTGTTCTGGAGCGCCATCCCGATCTTCTTGAGCACATCGAGAAGGATTGGAAAGCCCACGTCGCCAAATTGAAGAACCCGTCACCCGACATCGTTCAGCGGGCTCGTGACAACATCGAAGCGTCCTATCGCTCCATGCTCGCTGTTGATCCTCTTCGCAACGAGGTGTTTTGGATTGGCCTTGCTACCGACAAAC